CCATAAAAATCTATTTGGAGGGTCAATAAAGTCATAGTTATCAAACCCAATTTTATTTGTATATAGTGTCATATCTACTCCGGGGTAAGGGAAACTACCCTGTCCTTGGAATCCTATCGCTGCATTATAGTATGAAACAAGTGGAACCGATGTGCCTGAAGCAAATGTAACTTGATTGCTCTGAAGTGGAGAGGTATAAGGTATTGTTGTATCAGTATAATTATATTGATTATGAATAAAAAATCCTGCATCGCTATTATCAGTAATCACTACTTGAATTAGCTTCATTTTTATGCATTCTTGGCACTCATTATTTATATCAAATGCAATTATTGTACCTGCAGATATAACTATATTAACTTCAAGGGTAAGAACAGATATGTTATTCATATTATAACTAACAGTATCTATTCCAACACTTGTTATTAATGTTGAGGTTGTTGTTCCATCATAAGTAACGGATACGCTAAGACTTCCTCCTAAAGATATAGATGTTGTTGCTATGGTAATAGTTCCAATTCCAACGCAGTCATTTAGGTTAAGACAATAACTTATTTCTCTATCTGTTGAGTTAAGAGAATTGTCTATATAAAATGTATTCTCTTGGTCACAATCGATACACTCTGTTGTTATTGGAATGTTAATATCATTACTAGTCAAAACATATTCATTCATATACGGGTCATATCCGCCAAGTTTCTGCGTAGTCTGTGAATAAATAAATTCATCTCTAAACCATGTTCGCATCCCAAACTCCGATACCACCTGTAGCCTATCGCTTTGCGCTGAATCTCCCTGAAGCTGTATAACAGCACCTCTTTTTACATCAGTAAAATATCTATCAGCACCCCATTGAACATAACTTTCAGGGTTGTGGCTTATACCAAACTTTTCAGTTCTTGCGATCTGAGTACCCAGCACTTCAGGTACGGCAAGAAGCGCTCGTCCTGCCCCTGCATCTGACAATAAATTCTTGCCTGCCAATACATACGATATCTTATCTTCTTGGATACATAAAACATCAGTTTCTCTACCATCTAATATATAGATATAACCAAAAGATGACTCTAAATATTTATAGTTTAGAAGACCTAAATTAAATTCATTAAGCTTATTTAGATTTGACTCAGTGTTATATATCCCACTATAAGTAATATCTGAGAACCTATGCGCTTCTTTGTAGTCTTGTGCAGAAACTGAGGTTACTCTTTCTCCAAGATTAAACTCTCTACCAATTATTGAGTCTCTAATTTTATAACTCTCTACTCCATTTCCAAATGAAAAGCAATTGAAAAAACCTGTGTTTATAATTGCAGGTTGACCTATAAAAAAGTCTTGATTTTGAACATTCCCTTCATGCTCTCCAATAGACGTAATCCCAAACGATAAATTGTTCTCAAAGAACACATCAGGCAAAGCATCTATTGGAGCTGTCTCAAATACAAAGTCAGGATTAGTAGGTGTTCTATTTAGTTTAAATTTAAGTGTGGTAATAGGCGCGCCACTAGCACAAAAGTCTGTTCCCGTTATCATAAAAATTAACTTATTATCAGCAGGGTCTCTATTAATATATAATTTCATTATATTCCTATCTATTCCTGCCTGTGCAATAGCGCTTATGGCAAGAAATGATATATTAGATACTCCCTGATATGATATAGTCATATTTGTACTTGGAAGAGCACTAAGTGCTGATAAAATAGTAGCTTGATTAAATACAAACCAATCTTCTAAATTATTATAATTATTTGTTACGGTAAAATAAACATACACCTGTGCCGGGTTAATCTCATTTTTGTCGCATCCAAGAAGTCCTCCCTGCCTATATGTATAAACCATAATTCCTATTACCGAACCTACAGGAACATTAAGGTCAATATAAGGTGGCACGCCAATCTCAGACCAAGATATGTCAACGGGACTAAGAGTTCCACAACAAACAGAATCAGAGTCTTCATATGGCGGTATAGATGGAACTATTGCTGAAAAATTAACAGTTTCTAATCTCATGTATACACCTGCAAATGGGAAAGCTTGAGATTTCTTTTCTAAAACAGTAGTATATACACATTCTTGTGTTGCTCCATTTGAGTCCCTTTTTACAATAAGCCTATCTCCTACCTCAACCTTTTGTTGATTTTCTCCCTCAAGTAAAAAGTAATATAAATTATTATTGGCACTATCTATATAAAGTAATGTTGAGTATATTGTTTGATATCCTTCTTGGTCAGGCTTTATTACAAACTTATATCTAGTCGCCCAATATGGAGCTACTTGTGAAATAGGTATAGTTACCTTTATTGTGTTTTGAAGGCTCGAGGAAGAACAAGGGGTATAAATGGTATTGTCAACTGAAACAAGAGCTGTTGATGAACGAAGAAAATCATCCATATAAACTATACCTATCTCGTATCCTCTATTGCTATGCAAACTTTTTATTTGTCCAACCTTTGAAAATGTAGCGGCTTCATTTGTTATCTGATAATATTCATATCCATAAGTACCAAGGCTAGTAGTGTCCTCATATTGAGTGGCAACTATCTGTAAGTCTATATAGCTATTTAGATTACTTGATATTATTTTTATTGGTTCAGCTACAGCGTCAATACCTGCTGCTCTCTTTTCAAAGTTTGCAGCTAAATTAGTAGGTGTTAAACAATTGAACTTATCAGTAAATGTATACCCATCGCAAGATGTTGGATTAGCAGGGATAGGGTCATATACAGGAAGTATATTAGCAACCGTACCAATCCAATCTTGGAACTCAACACTTTGTGCTAAATCATATGGGCTGCTATAATTTGATGTTAAAAAAAATGTAGCCGATACAGAAGTATTAGGCGTTGTTCCTATCAATGAAGGACTACCTGTAAAACTTTCATGTGAAAACTCAATATTAATCCCAATAGAAGCTCCTGATATTAAATTAGATGCATATGGAACTAAGTTAGCAAAGTCTATTCTTAAGATTGAAAATGGAACCGTATGACTGCCATCAATAAGATACGTTGATGTTTGTTTTGATGTTACTAATGCTTCAAATCCTATTACTTCTTGAACAAGTTCTGTTTCATAAGTAAATTGCACAGGGTTTCCAAGTGAAGTCACTAAGTCATATCCTTCAATATAATTACCATACATAAGCCTATTACCCATAAGGGTTTGTGCCTGAGCAAATCTTGGTACATTGTCATATAGTCTTAACAACTCAGACTCGGGAAGAGTAGTAAATATTTTACTATTATCAAAGCTTATTGATGTATATATATTATCAGGTATACCTAAGTCTTGCTTATTTTGTTTTTCAATTATCTTAATTATATTGCTCTCTGATTGCTTAAACAATAAGTCTATACCAACAACAAGTGAGTTCCCTGTATAGTAAGTTACATTACAAGCATTAAATGAGTTTATCATTCCTTCATTTAAGTATGCCTCTACAGTTACCTCAAATCCATTTGGAGCAAAAGCAATATCAGACCACTGCGAAGTAGCTGAATACTCTCCATCGGCATATAAATATCTATAAGCAAATGATATAAACCTCTCTTCTAAAAAGTTTTGTTGACCAACAGTATTTAATAATTGTACCGTTGGAGACTCAGTAGGTGGTTTTTTAATAACAAGCAATGACTCTTCAAGAAGCAATGCTGCTGCTAGACCACCTGCATCAGTTAATGGGGCCCCTGATGGGACAGCATAATTTCTAGTTACATTTATTGTCCTTGGAGCATTGTAGTTATCCGTGAAAAACAATAAGTTCTCTATTTTATTTACTCCTGTAATAAGATACTTTGGATTAAAATTTAGAGTTGTATTTATATTCCCACCATCATCTATAGTAATAACATGATAAGTAAGAAATGAATTGTTTATATTAAAAGATACAATTAAGTCAAGCTTACCTGTTAGTCCTAATGGGAAATTTGGATCATGTACAAACCAATATAATGTCTCCATTGCTCCATCTTCATAAGCGCCTATACATCTTGCTTCTACGCTTAAAGGAGTATTTAGAAATTTTAAAGCTGTTAATGGAAGATTTCCTTTTGTGTTTTCGATAACTCCAAATTCAGAGTTTTCGGTTGAACCCATACGCACGTTCATAGCGTCAATATACTCGCCATTTGGAACAACTCTTTCATCAAAAGTTTTGTTCATTTTCCCTGCAGTAAAATTCCTACTAAATTTCGGCATACTATTTTAATATTTTATCTAAGCCCCTTAAGTTCATTAAGAGTCTTCCCGGATGTATATTGCTTATTCTTATCTTGGCATTTCTTAATAATGCTTGTTTATCTTTTTTAGCTCTTTGAATAACATATTCTTGTACACCAAACTTAGCGTTTAAAACTTCATATTTTATATAAGCATAAATATAAGCCTCAAATAACTTATTTATTGTTATTAGAGAATTGTCTCCATTCTCCATACCATCTGAAACATATTCAAGAATACATAATCGCTCCGACATTCCTGAATCAAAATTAATCACACCTGCCTTTTTATCTACATTAAATGTAGGGTTAGCATTTGCTGTCTCGGTATTCAATCCATATCTAGTTCCAATTGCATAATCAAAATACCAAAAACCATCTACATTATATCCTGATTGATTATCAAATTGGTTTCCTTTGTTTAGATAGATTGATTTTTTTGTTCCTGTAATTCTATCATAATCTATAGCTGAGTTCTGAGGAGACAAAGCGTTTCCATTTTGGTCAAACAATATATTTGAAAGGTTATCTTGAAGGTATGCTCCTGAAGATAATGTCTGTATGTTTTCACTTAATGGTCTTAGAACACCATTCTCATATACCGATATTCTTACCCAATTTACATAATCTGATGGCAAGATATATCGTAATGTATGTGGGACATTTAGTTCTAAAACTTTTATCTCTTTAAACGCATCGTAGTTAAGCTCTTGAACAGCACGCTTTGCGTGGAATAATATCTTATACCTCTCCTCGTTATTTACTAATGAGTGGTTTCCCGAGTACATTAAAAGAAAATTAGTTACAACATCAGCTAAACTAACATACTGATAAGACCCCCAATTTAAGTCTTCAGGGTTATTACCATTATTCTCATAATATTCGTATTGTGATATATATGTCATTTTTTATGGTATTTGTGCATTGTTTTCGGTCTCTTCCTGCTTGGCAAATTGATATACTTGACCCTCTCTAATTGTTATTCCACAGTACTCAAGTATCTTAATAATTAATCCTACTTCATTTTGGAATCCTACTTCAAAATCTTGATAGTCAGGTTGAGATTGGTCAAACACAGGCTCACCATTTGCTAATGATATATACGTCCACTTTGGGTTCTTAGGATACCTAAAATAAGTGGCTTGAACTTGTAATGGCAAGTTTATAATACTTGACGGATACACAGCTATCGTATCACTTGTTTGTGTATATGCAGGATAGTTTACCGATGGAGACGTAATAGATGACATGTTTAGTAATGTTATCTTTCCTGCCGAAACTTTTTCTGCTTCATTTTGAACCGAAGAATCAAAAACTTTATATGACTGAGGTGTTAATGTAAATATGTTTACTGAAAGACCTAATGCTATAGGAGATACAGATGTTACCGTAGCCGTTACAGTTGGGGAGACAGAAGTGTTTACAACTATATCTCCAATTGAAACCCCTGCTAATATAAAACTAGCTGAAGAGTCTACTAACTGAAGTGCAGTTACCGAAGTATTTACACCACTAGCAAGTATCTTTGAGTAGCATAGTATTTTACTTATCATATAATCTTCATCCCCTGTTGTAACTAAAGATGGTAGATAATATATATTTGAAAGCGTACTTGTTACTGATGTATTTGTTAATAGATTTGTTACAATGAACTCTTCCATTTGCTCAGAGTATGACTTGCCAAAGTCAGCATAATCTGTCCCTGACATTCTAGCATTCTCCTTGTTTATAATTGAATTATAATCAGAGAAATACTTCATGAACAATTCTAACTGCGCCTGTTGAGCATATAAATTAAAATCAGATGGGGAAATATACCCATAGTTATTTTTATTTAATACAGCTATTACAGTGTTTCTTACGGAGTTTATCATCACAGACATACGCTATTCTTTTTACAAAGATAATAAAAAAAAGGCACCTTTAAAAGATGCCCTTATTGTGTTTTCTAATCTTTAATCAAACTGCAATAATTAAATCGTAATCGCTGTAATAGGAATTGGGGTTGAAGGTATAACATATACTGTGTTTGTCCAAGACGTTGAATTAGCAGTAGCTATAGCGCTCTGAATAAGGTCTCGCATATTATATCCTGTTTGAGCCGCATGTGTCAGTGTAACTGATATGTTATTTGAATTCAAAATAACAGTGTTTGCAAGATTTGCAGTGTTTGTTGTGGGAGCACCTGCAAAAACTCCAAACACATTGGTGCATGAGATTAATTGGTTTGTTCCTGCTGTTGTTGGGATGCTAATAAATTTTTCCATTTTAAAAAAGTTTTAATGGGTTAGTAAAGTACAAAGATACTAATTATTTTGAACTTATTTCTAAGAACTTCAATACCTCAATCCCATCGTCTGTTTTTAAATATAAAGCAACAGTTTCAAATGGGTCCTCACCAAATGGTATAGTCATCATTTTCTTTTTATTGCTTTTAGTATTAAACCACACTTCACGCTGTCCATTTCTAAATTGCAATACATTGCTTGAGAAGAACATTTGGACATTGGATTGTAGTTTAAGCAATGGGTCATTTAATATATCTAAAAATGACTTAGGCTCTCTTTTAGCATAAATTAATACATCTCTACGTAATTCTGCAGTTGATACATTCGTTACGTCTCTTTGAAACATAACCCTACTTACTACTTCAAGTTGTTCTATCGTTAATTGTCTTGCCTCAATCAATGCATCTACTTCAAAGTTTAGCATCTCGACTTCCTGAGCAGCATCAATTGTTTTATCTACTTCTACAAAAGCATATCCATTTAACGGATGATAATGTAAAAATTTTTGTAGTACAGGATTTGTTCTTGGGACAGTTAGGAATCCATCATCAAAGATTATTGGTTCAAGAAGAAAGTTTCCGTCTTGTTCATCTTCAAATGGTGATTTTTGATTTCTTGCATATCGCAAAGCTCTGTTGACATTGTTCTCTTCATCAAAATAAAGAAGTGGATACCTCGTTGTGTTTCTTGATGGCAACGTAAAAGAGATTGGCGTTGCATTGCTTTTTAGCTTGTAGGTCTTATCTACTGATGTTGTGTTTGTTTTCATTATTATTTGATTTGATTTAGTTACTAAAATAAAGGAGGAGCAAAGCGCCCCTCCTTTTGAAAATTAAATTATTATTAAACCCCGTATCGGAATAAAACAAAGTTATTCGCACCTAAAGTACAAACAGCACGCTCAGACAAGAAGTTAACTTCCATTGCATCTAAGTCGCTAGTTTGAGCACCTCCGGCAGAACCTGTCATCCAAGTTTTGTATCGTCTGTCTTCTGCTTCAGAAGCACGATATCTAACGTGTAAGAAAGGACGCTTTGCATTTTTACCCATAACTTGGTCATATACATTTGTAGAACCTGCAGGAACAAGTAATCCTGTGATGTTTCCACTTGCGATTGCACCTGTTGGCATACCTCCACGCATTGTTGGGTCATTTAAGTATTTCCAATCAGTCTTGTAGAAGTCATAACCTCTTCGGAATCCTGTAAATCCTAAATTTAACGCCATGTCTTTGTCATTGTCAAATAGACCATAAGATGTACCACCTACTCCATAAGAGTTTTGTGCAGCTAACATATCGTCAATGTCAAATCCAAAATCACGATTAACAAATACTACGTTTTCTTCAATAGCACCTTGCTTATCTAAACGAGAGATAACGGTGTCCCAATCAGAAAGAGATGTTGGATTACCACCACCCCATACGTTTCCACGGTCATTTACTACATAGAAGATACCTTCTGAACCTTTGTTACCGGCTGATGTAAATGTTACCTGAGTAGCAACACCTGAAGTTGCACCTGCAGGAATCGCTTCAACCATTGCAGTTTCAAGATAATCTTCAAAACGTAGACGAGTTTCGTGTTCTGATTTTAAGTACCAAAGGTATCCTGTAGCACCATTCTCAGTAGTCACTTCAACCCAACCAATTTGAGCCATGTCTGAACCGTTTACTGCATACTTATCTTTAATGATAATTGGAGAATTTGAGAAAATAGTATCTTCAGCTTCCAAAGAACCTTGCATACCATTTGTTCCTTTTTTAAATTCAGAACCATATACCCAAATAGAACAAGTAGACGCAGCAGCAAAAGTTTGACCACCTGTCTCATAATAAGCAACTGTAATAGTATAGGTAGGACCTGCACCGGCAGGAGCAACAATAACGATTCCTTTATTTGACAATCCCGTAGCATTATCAAAAATCATAACTGTTTGACCTAAACGAATTGAGATTGTATTACCCGAAGTAATTGTAGCGTCTGTAATAGTAAATACAGATGTATTAGAAGCAGCAGCAGCAGCAGGAACACAGTTTGTGTACTTTGTGTGCAAACGACCTTGTTCAGCCCATTTAATCATATCCGAGTTTGACGGCATCTCCGCTCCTACCATACGTAAGAATGAAGCTACTGTTCTGTTACCATAACGCTCAAATTCTTTCTCATAAGTATCAGGAAGATACTGAGTTAAAAAGTTAAAGTTGGTAATGTAATTTGTTTGTAATGGGACTTGCTCCGAGCTTGGAGTCAACCCAAAAGTTGGTGATGCTAATATAGCCATTTTGTTTTAGTTTTAGTTTTAAATTCTTTTCATACTTCTAATTTTTAATCCGTTACCGGACTCAGGGCTTAGAGACTTGACCTGCATTCCATCAACCTTTGTACTAGCTTCAGACACCTTGCGTTCAGACATGTTTATGTTTTTAATCTTACGCGTAACATCATCAGTAGCATCAGCTTGTCCTTGTTCATAAAAGAACTTAGCAAACTTGTCGGGGTTCATTGCCATAGCTAACGACCTATGGTATCCTTCTGCGTCTTTCATTAAACCATTCTCATCTAAAAACTTATTTATAAAGTTCTGAGGTGTTGCATGATTCTTTTTAATCTCGCTTAGATTACCGGGAGAAAATGAAAGTTTCTTGTCGTTTATGTTGAAATCAAAACCTTTGAAATCATCGCTTAAAACCTCACTTGTCTTTTGGTCAAACCATTCACGCTTACGCCTGTTTGATTCATCAATAGTCGCTGCTTCTTTGGTATATTGTTTGTATGCCTCGTATACCTCCTTTTCTTCATCCGGAACACCAACTCCTATTGACTCAATAGGAACAGAGTATTGTTCTTTCTGTTGATTAAAGTATTTCTTGGCTTCCCCAATAACCTTCTTCTTTGCAATCTTTGTTTTCTTAATAAAAGATTCATCATCAATGTCCTCATCATATTGATAATCTTCCATCAATGCATCTATATCATCGGAATCCAACTCTGAATTCGTAGATTGTAGATATTCTTTTATTAAACCATCAGAGTCCATATTGTCAAAATCTTTATTTAACTTTATGAAATCCTCAAATCCTCTTCCTGTATCTTTCTTATATTTCATATAAGCAGCTACGTCTGAAGGGATTTCTTCACTAGATTTCCTTTCCGCCATCAGTTCATCAAATGAACTAATTTCTTTATTATATCTTTTCCCAATATATGAAAGAACTTTTTCTTCACTCAACTCTTCCTCATAGGACTCTTCCTGTGATTCAACTTGAGCTACCTCTTGCTCTTGTTCTTGCTCTTGAGTCACATTATCTGTTGATAGTGATTCTTCGTGCTTAACTAGAAGCTCTTCTTCTATTTGTGCAATGCTTTTTGTTTCAACATCACCTATTGCTCTTACTTTAATTTCCATTTTATTTGATTTAATTTTTTACAAAGTTATATAAAAATAATTAATAATTTAACGAGGTGTAAATTCACTCATGTCAAACCCATCTAAACTATCTTCATTTGATTCAAAATTCATGGTCTTAGGCTGAGGCGCATCAAACCCATCTATGTTATTTTCATTAGACTGAAAGTCTTGAGGCGGTAAATTATTTTTACGTTGGTTTATTAATTTTGATTGCTCAGTATTCTGTTGGCTTATTCTTTTTGACTTAGCAGTTTCTTTCTCATCGTCTCTAGTCTTCAAATTGTTTTGTGTAAGACCATTTAGTTGCATGTTATAACCAAACTCTACAGCCATTAAGTCTTTTTTAAGTTGAGCCTCTGCCGTTAATTGTTGGATATTAAATTGAACCTCTGCTTCTTTCAATCTCATTTTTGCCTCAGACTCCATTTGTATCTTCTGTATAGCAGTTTGCATTGCCAACTCTTGAGACTTTAATTGTTGTTGCGCCTGCATTGCCTGCATCTGCATTTGGTTTTGACTCTCTCTATCTTGCTTTTGACTTCTCTTCATCTTTAACAATTGGTTAGCAAGTTTAAGGTTTCTTAACTCACGAATATCAATCGCATCTTCAAGATTTATATCGCCCTTAGATAAAGCCATTTGTATATTTGCTTCAAGCTGTGCTTTTTGTTCTTCATCAGGAGATACTTCAATAAAAATTCCAAAATCATAAATATATAAATCTGAAATATCATTTAATATTGAAACATTATATTTCCCAATCTTATTTGCAAAGTCATCTTTGAAATCTGCATACTGCAATATATCTCCAACTCTATACGTTAATGCCTCTGCTAAACTCCTGTATATATACAACGCTCCTTCAAGAATATGTCTTGTAGCTGTATTTGAATTTAATGCAGCAAGCTTCTGAACACCAACTAATGAATTTGGGTCAGGGTTACTACCATCTCTCGCCTCATTCAATCCTGTTACAGAACGAATCATATCCATATAATGATTATAGTTAGATATGAGCATTTGAGTTTTACTTAGCCCTGAATTTGAAGTTAACTGAGTAATTGGAACTTTAGCATTATTATAATCACCCTCTTGAGTGTAACTTCTTCCAATAACACTACCCGTTTGGAAATACAACCTTAATGCATCTTCAGGATTATATGCAGCACCTGTTCCTAAATCAACTTCATTTAAACCATCAGCATCAATAAATACACCATCAGGTACTACCCTTGCAATAACTTGCTGTAGTTTTAAATGCGTTATCTGTATTAAATCTGCAAATGGGATCATTCGTCTAACTAAAGATTCAATATTTCCTTTATACATACGCGGAGCGTTAGCAACATAGTTCGGTAGTGCATGCTGAGAAGTTGACTTAGGTCTAACCATATTTTCTGCCATCTCCCACTTTATAATTATGTTTGTTCCCATAACCATTACCCCATCATACCAAACATCAATTGTTTTCTCAATCTTAACAAAATTGTTCTCTTCCATCATTTCAACCGGAGGGTTGAATGTATCATCTTTTTCAATCACTCTCGTTCCACCACCCTCAAGTAGTTTCTTTTTATATACTATTTTTTTTGTTGTCTTGTAATTAAAATAAAGTAACGTACAAGTATCTTTATAAAAAAGACTGTTCTCATAGAATTGAGACACATTATAGTAATCATACCAACCTTGACTGCTTTTAGATATTTTCTCTAACTCTTCTTTCTTTAAAGAAGGTTTAATTTTTAATAACTCTGTAATTGGAAGCGTTTTTATTTCACCCCAATAAAAGCAATCATCAAAAGTTGGAGACTCTGTATAACTATAAACTACATTTGCAGGGTCTACATATGAAATAGAAACTCCTGACCCTAATAGAAACTCATGCTTTGCTATACCAATGCCTATTACCGTCAAATCATAGTCTACTCTTTTTCTAACATCTTGATAATGGTTCTCATCAAATATTGTATTAATAGCTTCTTCTTCAGCAATCTCAATTGCGGGCTTGTAGTTTATTTGCATGAAAAGAGCTAGCTCTTCATCTGTTTTAGGCAACTGCTCGGGAGGCATAATAAATGGGTCAACTCCTGTTTTCTCTTGAATAATCTCAAGTGGAACTTTAGCTACCATTTGACCTTCAACCATATCTTGAAACTTACTTCTCTTTTGTTGAGACATTGCGTCTTGAGAATATGCCTTAACCTTAAATAATCTATCAGACATTCCATTAACTACAATATCTACAAATTTAGGAAGTATAGGAACGGGTGTCCAATCTAAATTTAAGTATGATAAATCACCATCTATTGCTAGCTCATTTTTATATTTTGCTATGGATTGTTCCCCCCTTGCATATAGTCTTAACCTATGAAAATCTTTCCATTGACTATAAAATCTACATGACCCCCCATCTTTTCTAAACCACTCATATTGAATAGCTTGTCCTACTTGGAGCCCAAATTTCTCTGTTGCTTTTTCGCTGTCCGTTGCTAACTGACTTGGGAATGAAGCAGAGGTTATATCTATTATCGTATCTTTCATTCGATTAATTGACTGTTGTTTCCATCATTACTATATCTTGCAAAGGTAATGCTAATTTTTGATTCTTTTTTCTCAGGTATATATATATGTTTTTGATTTGCCATTATAGCTAATCCGGAACTAATTGAAGCATCAAATTTTGTTCTATCATTTATATCAAATTTAGCCCAATCCTCTAATGTTCTTGTAAATGGCATAGTGCCTATTTCATCTGAATCTCTATACGTTCCAACTAAATCCATACCGATAAACTTTTCAATATAAGACTCAATTGCTGATGCGTGAGATTGCTTTACATCTTCAGATGAGTTTGGTATACCACCTAATTCACGCTCTGTTTTTGATAATTTAGAATATAACTTGTCAGGCCTGTTCATACAAAACCCTCTGTACCCTCTATTTTTAAAATGATACAATAACCTAGGTTTATTGTTTTCTATTAGTATAGGCATTCCATAAAAAATACAAGCCATCAATACTTCTTCAAAAAATATCTCTGCTGTTTGTGGTCTTGCCACATACTCTAAGAAAAATTCATTAGCAGGAGCTTCTTCCATGTGGAACTTAGTCATACCATGTAAAGACCCGTTAGACCCCCTGCCCCCAACTACTGCAGATATATCATAGGAGTCACACCCAAATGACCCTATATGCTCATTGCCGGGGTGGTATACTCCATTTCTATTATATACATTATTTTGAAGTGCCTTTTGAGGCATCCAACTTACTAAGAACCTACCTCTATTATCAGGTGTCCAAATAACTTTAGTATCTTGAACACCATCCAACCAATGAAAACTTCCACGAGTAGTATGGTGCCCCTTTATTGTTGAGTCGTTGTAATCAATCTGTTGATATATCTTTGTAAGATTAAAAATTGCCTGTTTGCTTTCATCTCTAAAAGCATGAGACTCTGTTCTTGGAAATTGACGATAAAATTCATTTAATGCATCAGCATCACTTTTTAAAGACTCTACCTCTGCTTCCCAATAATCAATAGCTCCATTTTTTATTAGTAATTTATCTACACCCATAATTGGGGTTTCAGGAGCATTGAATACGGGCGAACCGTATAAGTCTATAAACCCTTCCATATTCCATTCCATAGGAATAAATAAAGCATACAGACCGCTTTTTGTTTGGCCATTGGCATTCCTATGCGAAACATTAGACTCTTCATATATATCTTTATAATTTTGTCCTCCTTTTGATAAAGCATTTGATGTAGAACCCATCATACACTTACCAATAATTTTAGAACCTAATCTTAGACACGTTTTGGTAACTCTCCAATTTTCTTTTATGTTTGCCGGCTTAGTCCATTTACCACTTTCATCATGTGCTAGAAATAATAGTTTTTCTCCATCATAAGAGTTGTCTTCTGTATTCTTCCAATCTATAGTTGTATCTAATCCATCAAGGTCATTTACCTCAGCGTTATACATGTTTTTCTTAGTAATCTTTGATGCCGGTATTCTAAATGCTAACTCAGTCTTTGGCTTATCCATTCCGTCCATAATTGGCCTAAAGAAAAATGGGAGCTTACTATTAATTGGAACTACTTTGTCTGTAAACATTTTTTTAGCATCAGCCCCTGTCTTTGACAGGATACCAACCCTAGCATCTCTTGCAAGAGTTGCGACATTAATACATTCTGCAGATGACATAAAAGAAAACCCTGACCTTCTTATTTTTAGATATATCATTCCAAAAGAACGAGTATCAGCACGACAAGCTTCCCAAAAAATCCAATAGATTCTATTTGCTTCTCGAAAATCAGGATACCCAATATCAATACTTGACCATTGCAAATACATATAATGGGACCCTGTTATATATGTGGGAACTCCATTATTATAGAACCAAAAACCTGATTCTCTACAATCAAACTCATTCTCAATATAATCTACCCACCTATCTTTAAATTGAGAGGGCATTTCATTCCAAGTAAAAATTGATGGTATCTTTAATAACTCTCTTGGTAATTCTTCTCTTTGCCAATGCTGTTCAGCTTTAACTTCGCTTCTTTTATATACCTTATCAGGCACAGGTGGTAGACCAATGTTTAGTCCTGATATATTTACTATTTCACCTATTTGACCATTTTTTGAAATAACAATAATATCATGCTTCTCATTATACCCATATAACCAAGACCTTGCCCTATTCTTGTGGGACATTGTCGTTGCGAGTACAAAGTTTTTTTGTACACTATATATATTATCTTGATCGTCTTTCAGCAAATCCTTGTTTAGTATCCGTTTTACTTATTCCTTTCTCTAAGGACTCAATTCCCTCTCTCTCTGACTCTATTCTATTTAATATCTCGAAAGCATCAAATATCGCTAATTTTTTTGTCATAGCAGCATTCTTTAATCTATCTGCTGCCAACTCATCTTCAGAGTCTAATTTTATAATGTCTTCTTCGGCTACTTTTATTAATTGCTCAACTGCTTTGTGACCTGCAGCTATTATCTTTAATTTTATTTCTTTCGTTGTCATAGTTTCATTGTTATCTGACTATCCATTATCCTATACATCATAACATCATCAACAGTAAATTCATATTCGCTGTCGGGAGAAAAACATACCATGTCCCCCTTATTTATTCCCTTTGAAATTAAGTAATCATTTGGATATAGCATTTCACCCATCAATGGCTCATTGCTAAAAGGTTTCTTTATATAAGAGTCAATAGCATCTATTGGCTTTACAAAACAATACTTATCATAAGCATTCCACACACCATCTTTTTGGTACATGAAAAATTGGTCTAGCTCAACAAAAAATACATTGTCCTTAAAAAAACTTTTTCCGCTTTTTTGATTTCCTCTCATATCATAATAGAATTTAAAAACATTATGATGAACAAGTAATATATCTCCGGGTGATATTGGACCTGAATATCCAATTGGGACCTCTATTACTTTAGCAAGTCTGTTCGAAGATATATAATCTTCCTCAGATGTACTTATAATAACATCTAGTCCACTAATGGATTTTGTATTATTGTACCTTTTATTTATTAAAGACTCAACAATAAAGTAAAATGGTGATTTCATTAATAGAATATATTATATTCAATAGAAATTGGAATGGTATGTGTAAATTCTTTCCACAAAAGTATTTCATTTGCTTCGTTGATGATATATATTTTTATAGACTGAGTTGAATCCTCAAGTTTTATTATATGTATCTCGTTAGTATCATTTAAGATTTTTTGCCCTACAATATAATGCATTGCTCCTCCCTTATAGTCAGGACCGATAGAAATTTTTCTTATTTCCATGTGAGATTAAATTAAAAAACAATCCTCACAACACCTGATGCGTCTCGGAATAATTGACCCGGAGATAGACCACCTAACAAAGCGGCAGCATTACTAGCATAAATTGGTAATTGTAAAATAACACCCGGTAATAGACGTAATATATTAGCAACCAAAAAGTTTTTAGTTTCATTATTTGCTGGTACCTCTGTCCCTATTAGCAGGTCATTTAATACAGGTACAACTACGGCATATGTGCTTATCTTTCCCATTTTGTTATTGTTTTTTTGTTACTTCTCCTGTCTCAATGTTTATTACTGCATCATTGCCGTATTTTTCCATTAATGTCTTTTCGTGTTTTGTAAAAACATCCTTGATACCATCAATGTATTTTATCAAGCTATACTTTTGCAATTCTAAATCACCAAGATTCATTTTTGCTTTAGAAAAATCACTATTCATCTCTCTGATGTTTTTTAATTCTTCGTCTGTTACAAAAATAATATCTTGAACATCGTTGTTTTCTATCTTACCCATTTTATTTAATTTAGATTAATTTATTACAAAGATAGTGTTTTTTTATAAGTTTATGTTTTTGAAGAAATAAATTTCAAACTTCTATCTTCACTATTTGTTTTGACATCTTTTACAACAATGGTTACTTTGTCTGACAATGCTTTGATAATATCATTTGCATATGTTTCTGCTTCTGTTATTACTTTTTCTTCTTTGTCTTTTACATCCCAATTGTTTAGTAAGATACTAATGTGCATAGTTTCATGCATGATTAAAGTCGCATCTTTATATGTCCCTGTAAAATGTTTTGTATTTAAAAAAATAAAAGGAAGATATGGTGCCTTAGCTTTTAAATCAATATCTCTTGGGTCGTAATTTGTAAATCCGTAAATGTAAGCCCCGTTCCCCCTTGTTTTATCAACCTCTTCTATTTGCGCATCTTTACGATTCAATCCATGCATTTCAGCAACTCCATAAAAATCAAAAATGTCTGTCGCAACATCGCCAATAATCGTTATAAACTTATCATTTTTTATTGTTTTCATATTGGTCTGCTTAATTTAATAACTATTCTCAAAACAACCACTACTGCTGCCCCAACTAACACACCCCAAAAAAACAACTGCCAATTAATACCACGTTTTTCTTTTGCCTTTTGCTTTGAGTCCTTATAAATATACTTATATTTTAAAACCTCTTGTTTAAGGACTTTGGTCTTATAACGATACTCAATCCTAGTTTGCCATCTAGTTTTAGGTATGTAAATATTATTAAACTTAATTATAGTATCCTTAGTAGTCACATACTTCTCCCATACGATAGTATCATTTATTATTACAGCAATAGAATCGATTATGTTTATCCTTATAGTGTCAGCGTCTTGTATAACTTTTAAGCCATGTCTTAAAGCTTTTTTATAGTGGTATTGAGCTAATCGTTCACTTGAGCATCCAAATAACATTAGAGCGCTTAAAAAGACTACTAAAAAATGTGATGCCTTCATTATTTCTTCTTAAAAAAGTTTCTTGTTTTATCTGCTCTATTTGCAGATTGAGATTGAGATATTGTTTTTGTTTTAGATACATGAGCCACATCTTTACCATCATGGTTCCCTGCCGTTCCATTCTTTCTATTTATACGTTGAAGGTCTCTTCTATATTCTCTACGTTCATTGGTATCATTATATTTCATATCGTATTTCACCTTCTTCTCCCTTGCTTCAGGATTTTCATGATAATACTTTGCCGTTTTAGACTTACCTTTAGTTGTACCTGCTAAAAAATTTCTCATTTCCCTTGTCGTGTATATATCTTCTTATAATTTTTACTTGACTTTAATTTAGAAGTCTTGCTCTTTGCATGGATATTTTCACGCTTTACTTTTGGCTTTACTTTTTTTGTTCCGTCTAGCTTAATCTTTGCCATTACAATTATTTATTATTTTTACAAAGGTAATTAATTATTTTACTTATAAATTCTTAAGCATTTCAATCATCCTAGGACAAGGATATATATCTGACTTATCATATCTAACTGAGTTGTGAGTAAAGACTCCATTCTCCCCTTTTAACGCTCTTTTATCAATATTGAAAATTGAATCAGTATACTCCTTACTTATTCCATAAGTATCACATAGATATACAAGAAGCTGTCTTGTAGATTCAATCTGCTCATCAGTGTATCTTTGCCACCAAATGTGTCCTTTGTACTTACTTTTTAATTCAGTTATTTGAGATCTATCCATCTTTCCTCCAACATAGTTGTAGAAGTATCCGTTTCTTTTGGCAAGTGGACCATAATTGCAAATTTCAATACCGATTGATATTTTATCTAAGCTCCTATAATCTACTCCATTTTCTGCAAATACTTCGGGCTTTAGTCCAAGGTGGTATGCCCAATGCTTAGAACTGAACAACTGAACTATCGTTCCATCTGCTCCAATAACAAAAGCAGTGGCTACCCTGCCCTCCTGACTGTTAAAGAATTTAGCCACATTAACAGCTGAAGGGCCTCCGGCTGTATGGTGTAAATAGATTTGTTTTTTTGGGTGAACGTCTTGAAAAAATTGGTCGTCAGATAGACGTTTCTGAACTATCTTTGCTATTTCTAATTCCATCTATATCGTTTTTAATTTCTTTTGCTCTTGAAAATAAATTTTTCATTCCTTGCCAAATATCTATACCCTTAACCGCCTTATAGTTCTCATTGATTGACATTACCTCAATCGACACCAATACTAAAGCTAGTATCTTGGTCAACATTAACGGCACTGAAAAGAATTTTAAAATAATATCATTTAAAATCCAAAAATCTATCAGGTAGAAACCAATCGCTGCAAGTTCGTAAAGAAATAACTTTGAAACAATGGCAGATAGCCTACGTGACGTAATAGCTATTTTTAACTTTTTTGATTTCCATATTCCTGTTAAGGTATCTACAACTATAGTAAAACCTATTAAAAAAAGTATACCTGATACAGGTAAAAAGAATGCACCTACCACTGTTAATAATTGAAAAATTGATTTTTGAATTGTTGCTAGTAAAATTGTTAATTGTGTTTTCATAAACCTAAGTTTTCGATTGAATCAGTAAGTGTAAAAACTAAATAGAAAAAAAAAGTAAGTCCAATAAGATTTATATAAAGCTCTCCTGTACTTAGCATCATTGAAAATGCAGTAAAAAATCCGCTTATAAAATAAAGAATTACGAAATAATTTTTTTGCATAATATATATAAATTTATATTACAAATATTTGATTGCTATATGCGTAATTTGTCCCAATAATATTTGTAGCCCCAACCTCACAAATAATGAAACAATTAAGGTCAGATGGTGTTACTGTATAGGTTGAGTTTACAGCTCCAAGGATTGCTTGTTGGTTTCCACCCGGGAAAGGGTCTCTATACCATTGATATGAATACGAAGTTGGACTATTTGTCCATACTCCACTAGTGCATGATAAAACTTGACCAAGAATTGGTAGACCACTCAAAAAAGGCGGTGTAACAAGAGCAGGTACAGCTATAGGAGGAATGCTTAACGCTCCACCTCCATTTACAGCTATATTTATTCCTATCTGTATCATCACCAAAGAGCTATAATGTTAGCCGCAGTACTTGTTGGCAAAACTTGTATTATATGAACGGGGATAAAAGACCCTGCTGTTACTCCAACAAAATTAACGCTATCTCCCCCTGCAGTTACAACACTAAGGTCTCCTGCTGTTCCAACATATAATACAGATGGCTCAAGAGAACCTGATATATTTGTTCCTGAATACAAACGATAACTATCTCCAATAGTTATTAGACCCCCATTTAAACTCAATATAGTTGCACTATCTACATTTGTTACCATAAATGCCGATGCTGCCGTACCATTATAAATGGTATCTCCAACTTGAACTCCTAATGCAATAAAATCTTTAGTGGTATCCTCAAGCTGTCCTAAGAGAGTAGATGTTGCTGCCCCTGATGTAATTCTATTTGGCATTGGTATATTAGTAAGGGCAGAAGGAATAACCGTCAACGCTCTACTTACTTGAAGTTTTAAATTTGGCATGGCTTATTTTTTTTTAGTATTTTTCATAGCTGCTTGTGCGTTTTTCGCATAATTATTTCTTGCGCCTGCAGTTAAGTTTTGATTACTAGCTTCTTTAATATCAAAAGCTGTTTTTTTACCAACCATCACTTTAGGAGCGGTTTTTTTTGCAATAACTTTCTTAGTCTTCATAATTTTATTTTTTACGATTAAACATTTTATTTACAAGTAAATTAGGATTGTTTAGCGCTTCCTTTCTTTTATTGCATCCACAATCTTTACCTATAGCCTTTGAAACAGTGTCTACTACTTTTTTAATTCCTGTAACAGTTGTTACCTTTTCAATAGCGTCTCCTAGTCCTTTTATTTTTTTCATTCAATTAAAAAGTTAATGAATTATTTATTCTTTTTTAAACTCTAACTTGTGCTTGGACACCATTAATTCTACAATTTAGAATACCTGTTAAGTCACCATTTTCTTTTTTAGTTAACTCTACACAAATAAACTCATAAACATCTCCCGAATTTAATACAGGAACCATTTTGTTATAAAAATCTTTTAAATCACTTGAGTTCTTAGCTGTAACTGATTTTGCTCTTTTATCTTCAATTTCAGATATTACCTTAGCTACTGCTTTTCTATCAAATGATATTAGAATAGCCTTTTGCTCTTCAGATAATTCTACATCGAGCATCTCTACCCAAGTCCCTATTTTTGTTGATTTAAAATTTTTCATGTTATTGATTATTTTGATTATTATTTCCATCTATACATAATACAGTTCTGCCTGTACCTGATACTGTTTGAAATGTGTTTGTTGGTGATGTTAATCTGCAATAATATAACTGACCTGTTAAAGTACCTGATGCACCACCAAAAGAGTCAAGCGCTCCATTACAATTAGAGAATACGCCTGAAGCACTTCCATCACCTGCAAATGATCCCGAACCACCTGTACAATTATTAAATGTTCCTGATGCTATTCCAAAACCACCAAATGAATAAGCAAATGTTGTATCACGGCTTACACAATTAGTAAATGTGCCACCGGCATCTCCACCTGATGCAAATCCTCCATCTGAACAAAAGCAATCAGTAAATCTTCCATATGCATCAGTACTTCCAAATGAACCGATATCTCCGGTACATCTAATAAATGTACCTGACGCATTTCCTGCGCCACCAAAAGAAGTTAATCCTCCTATACAATCAATAAATGTTCCTTGAGGACTATTAAATCCACCAAAAGAAAAGTTACCACCCTTACAATTTTCTATTATAGTATCATAATACCCACTCCCCACAGTAAAATTCTTAGTACCTACATCTACACCATTAACAAAAACATCATATGCTTGTACACTTATGGTTCCATTTGAATTATTAGAATTAAATATTATACTTCTGTTTCCATCAAGCGAAACCAAATTAATTGAGTCAACATTCATTAAAAATGTAGTTGAACCTAAATTATAATTCCCCGGTGCCGCTATAATAGTTATTCTATTTGTAAATGATGGAGACATAGTTTGAGCAGTAACATAAGCTGCCAATAAATCTGCTCCATTTGCAGTATCTGTTCCATTAGCTTGTACAAATACATATTGTGTACCTGATAATACGCCACCCCCTGCGTTTATAGTGTCGATGAAGTCTTGCATTGTATATGCTTGACTATCTGAGTTTACTAATGCAGACCTTTTCTCACTAGTATTTACATTTGATGAAGCTCCAATAAATTGTTCTGAACTTGATATAATTGCCATGTCTTTTTTTTTTACAAAGGTAATAAAATTATTTTATCTTTTTTGCAGTGTTTGTTTTAGGGTCATAAGTGAATTTACTTGTTGGCTCACCTGTTCTTTTAGATGCCCTATCCTTTGCTCTTTCAGAAGCTGTCATTGAATTTCTTTTTAATCCCTCTTCAGTAAATGTTCTTCCATCTTCTTCTAGATGCCCTCGTTTTTGCAAAATAGCTATAGCTACTGACTTACTACCAACTTGATTCGCTAAACGATCTATTAGCTGATTACTTCCCATAAATCTTTGAGTCGCCATATCTTTATACTTTTGAAACTTTTCTGCCCATACCAACTCTAGACTTCTCCGCCTTCTTGGCCATTAACCTAGAGGGACTTATCTCAGAAATTGTTTTAGGAGTTTGTGAAGAAACTTTTACCTTTGGTCTGCAGTATTCATTCTTTCCTCCTGCGCCACAAGCTTTACCTGATTTGGTATCAGTCCACTTTTCTTTCTCCCATCTCTTTAAAGATGTGCCTGCCTCTGTCTTTCTAACAGCACCCGACCCCTTCCTACATTTAGCAATAGCTTGTGAAGCTCTTGCAGATGGAAAAACATCATACTGAGCCTTTACTTTTTTATAGCACGCGTCTTTCATGTCCAATGATTATTTTCTTCTTCCCACCAAAATGTTAAATCTTGAGTTTTATTATCGTAATACTCACCAACAAAGTTACACTTAAATATTGAGTCTTGATTTTCAAATAAAGATAAATAAAATACATCATCTTTTATACCTAAATATTCTTCTAAAAAATTTGATAAAAAAGTATAGTTACCACCCCTTATAACTCCGGCCTCTACAAATAGTATTTTCTTGCCCTTAAGTTTATAAGAATAAAGGTTAAGTAGTTGTTGTAACTCATAGACATATTCTTCGTCCCAAATTTCATCAGGATAAGGGACGTCTACACCATACCCATCGCAAATCTCACCATTATAACTAAGTGCGTGGCGTAATAATTGACCAACATTAGAGGAGTAATCCGTAGATACTGTTACTATTACAGTATTGCTTGCGTTAAAATTTTGCTTTAATAAGTCTTCTGCTAAACTTAGCGTTAATGCAGTTTCTTTTTCTTGAGAAATTAAGTACTCATTCATGTATTACTTTTTCTTTTTAGCAGGTATTACCCCTCTTGAAATAAGAATATCTTTTTTTGTTACCTTACCATCTCCACTTACATCGGGAAACTTTTTTCCTTTAGCCTGAACTTTTCCTACGTTTCCCTTTAAGAATTTCATCTTACCGTCTAATGATTTTTTAGACTCGTATTGCTTTGCTTTCTCAATTATTTTTTTCATCAGTATTTTCCTTTACGATTACTTGGATTAGGAGTAGTTGAACCACCCGGCCCTGCCCATAGATTTTTGCAGGCCCAATATCTTGGTGTTAACTTGTCATTTGCAGTATCACAACTGTGTCTTGCCTTAAAACTTTTTCTTGCTACAGGACTATAATTATTACCATAACCCTTTGCTCCAAAATGAAGGAGCTTCTCAACACCACCACTGCAAGCCTTGACCATTTTCTTTTTGCCTGCTCTATTTGAAGGAACAGGGCTATTGCATTTCATATTTTCTTTAGTTGCCATAACTATCCAATATCATAAGGGTCAGCTCCAATAAATTGTCTGCCCAATGTATTTTTAATTCTTGCTAAACCTTGAATTCTACCGCCACCGCCACGATTGTTTTGTCTATTAGCTTGCCTTCGTGAACGTGCTGCATCAGCAATCTCTTTATTCTTTTTCCTTAACGCATCTCTTTCAGCAGCATTTTTTTGAATCGCCTCTATAGCCTTGTTATTAAACGCCATTTTCTCAGGAGTCATCTTAGTGTCCTCTGCAGAAACCTTTTTGTCATTTGTTTGCATATGGTTTAGTTTTAATTTTTAGTTATAGCCTTAGGCTCTAGTGTTTTCATTTTTTCAGTAATATTACAATACGAACCTGCATTTGGTCCACGTTCCATTTTTTTACTTTGGCCTGGACTACATCCCTCGGAGGAATATGAAGGTTTTTTAGTGTAAGTAACATCGTTATATGTTCTGATTTGCTCATCAGTAGATTTTATTTTTTTAGAAATACAGTCACCTCCTGAACTATAATATCCATCAGGGCAAGGGTCTTTTTTTGCAGAGAACTTATCAATGGTGGCGTTCTTCATTGCCATACCATCTTTTTCTTTTTGTGAGTACATAGTGTTTTGTTTTTATTTGTTTTTTTTCTTTGACTCTGCTTTTTCCATTAGCAATCTATTCTTTGCATCACTCATAGCCTTATCGGTTGCTGCTTTTACACTATCTGACTGATCTTTTTTTGCTAAATACGCCATAGGGTTAGGAGTAAGTGACAATGGTGTATCACCATTTGGCCTTGTTTTAGCAATACCGTTATTTTGTTTAGATTTAAACATTTTAATAATTTTTATTATTAATAATTGATTTATCTTTACAAAAGTAATAAAATTAAATCAAATGAGAAAAATAACTAATGATTACCTAAAATATTGGAGGGTAATAAGATATTACGTTAAAGAAAGGTATGGTCTAACACAAGCAGACCTTGATATGATACTGTTCTTGAACTCAGAACATTATTTTGATAAAGATAAGTTTAAAGAGTTTGACTCACTTATGAGTTGGAACAAAACTAGGTTTGATTGTCTACTAAGAGACGGTTGGATAGTTGTCTTTCGCAGAGGCTTCAAAGGAAGCCGAGCAGTCTACACCCTTCCATACAAAACAAGCAGACTAATTGTATCAATATATCAAATGTTGAGCGGTGAGGAAATACCAATGGGGCAAAACAATAAAATGTTTGCTAAAAATGTCAAATACACCGACAAAGTCTATAGGAATATGATTATGGAAATGAACAAGTCCTTTAAAGGTAAAAAAAGGACCGTTAACGAACTATAATACCACCACGACATCACCCTCTACAATTATCGTACACTGAATATCATTGATTATCATCGTGAAACTACGACCTTTATCGTAGTATATCTCATCACCCTCCTTTATATTCGCCACATCAGTGCCTGAACACTGAACAATAGCACGCTTGTACCTTAACTGATTGGTGTCCTCTCCTGATAAAATCAGTCCCGACTCAGTCTTTACCTCTTCATTAATGTTTTTTACAATAATGTATTTCCCGATTGGCTTCATATTAGTTTGATTCATATGTTCGTGCCATTGTAATAATGGCATTTGTACTTAGTATCGTTGTCGCTACACTCACCGCGTTCTGTAAAGCACTCCTTGTAACCTTCAATGGATCTATAACACCCATCTCAATCAAGTCACCCATCTCAGCTGTCTTTAAATTGTAACCATGACCCTCCTCTATCTCTTCATTGTACACATTCTCAACCAATATCCCTGCATTCTTTAATATCTGAATCAATGGAGAACGCAAAGCGACTCTGAAAATATTGCGAGCAACCTCTTGGTCCACATTATGACCATTCTTTAAGAACTCCTCGAAGCTAATCTCATACAAAGCCTTACCTGCACCTGCTAATATCCCCTCCTCTAGTGCTGAACGAACTGCACACACAGCGTCATCAACCCTGTCATACAACTCCTTCTGCTCCAAGTCAGTATTGCCACCAACAAATATCACACCTATACCACCTGTTAAGGATGCTATACGCTCAACGATAAAGTCTTTGTCATCCTTTCGCTTCGCTAACTTATGTGCGTCCCATAACTGCTTAACACGCTCGTCTATCTCTGCTTGGTTTACATTCTCGTTTGACTTTAGTATCACCGTCTTGTCCCTACCAACTATGACCTTCGCAGCATGACCCAAGTCAGAATAGTTTATATGACTCAAGTCATCACCCGTACCCTCACTGAAATATGTAGCACCCACACTTATCGCTATGTCTTGCATCAACTCATGCTGCTTGTACCCAAAGTTAGGCGGAGCTACTACACATATCTTTAAGTTACCCTTCATCACATTCGCCGCCAATGTGTTCACCACATTCGCATTACACGGAGCTATAATTAATAACTTCTTGCCCTCGTTTATAATTGGCTTTAATATGTTCTCTATCTGTAAGATATTATTTATGTCCACGTCAGCCACCAATATCATCGTGTCCTCAAATATACACTCGTCTCGCTTTTGGTCGTTTATAAATAACGGTGAACTATACCCCCTGTCTACCTTAATGCCCGTAGTGGTCTCTGAATATGTGTCGGATGTCTGCGAACGCTCAACCGTAACCATACCATTCTTACCAACGTCACCATACACCTCAGCAATTATTGTCCCTATGTTCCTATCGTTGTTTGCCGATATAGTAGCAACGTCAACTATCATCTCATCAGTTACAGCCTTAGACTTATCCCGCAATCTCTCCACCACCTTATTAGTTATCTCCGATAAATGTCGCAAGACTTCCGTCCGGTTATTATAGTCCTCTATTAAATCAAGTCCTCCCAATACCAATGACTCAGTCAATACAATAGCAGTCGTAGTCCCATCACCTGCACTCGTTGCAGTTTGGTCCGCCGCCTCCTTCATCATACGTACAGCTAAATTCTCAACAGGGTCCATTAAGTCTATTGACCTCGCAACAGTTACACCATCCTTAGTTACAGTTATACCACGTAAGTGATTCACCGACTCTATCAAGACAGTATTACCGCCCGGTCCTAATGTGCTCTTCACAGCATTAGACATTGTTGTTACTCCTTTGA